TCAGACTGATCAGCCGCAATTGTCGCGGGAGGAACTCATTGTTAAACGAAACGGTATATGGCATTTGTGGGGGTTGGGCGGGATTGTGCGGGACTGGTGGGGCAGCGGTGGGATATGTGTTTGTTTATACGAGACTTATCGATAATGGGCGGGTTGATATCGGGTGGAATTCTGAATTTTCAAAGATGGCACAAAACCGCTTTATTTTCATTTTTGCGACGGCGCAGTTGGCACAACGACGGGTTCTGTGAAAATGGTTTAAAAGCGGTTTAACGACTCATTAAATGCCGATTCAGGCCTGTTTTCGGCGGGCTAATTTTATTTTTTGTGCGGAAGTTTTTTGCGGAAGTGCGGAAGTACTTGCGGAAGTGTATTGTGGATAAGAATTATATTTGTATTGGGTTGTGCGCATAAAATCTCCGGCGAAAAATGAGGCCTTTTTTATTTCAAATTTACACATTCAAATTTCAAATTCTAAAGGAACTTCAATTTCCGACGGTTGTTTCAGCCCTTGCGAGCCGCATGTTATTCATCATTCTCTATGCAAAGAGCAAACCGGCCGGAGGCCGGGATTTTCTATTTTTTATTTCCGATTTCCGATTTCCAATTTTCAAAATCAGTCATCGATGTCCGGGAGATCCATCGTCTGGCCGGCCATATTATGGGTGCAGTCGTTGAGATACTGAATCTGTCCGTTACGGACAAACGAATGGCAAACACCATAGCTGTCCGCCCCCAAGTGACCTTTCACCAGCATCGATGGAGCGAAGGTCGGTTTTTCGCAATCGCCATTGAACGACCAGTTGCACTTCGGATTACTATGGTTTGTATAGAACACATGATGTGTTTTGCACGCGGGGCAATAAATTATATATCCTCGCCTGACTCCATCCGGCCCGTTAATTGCTTCTGCTTTAGGCATTATTCCATATTCCCTTAATGTTGATATTATCTGCTGACGGCGGCGGTGTTTAGCCAGTCGTTAGAGAGTTTGGCCAGGTCGGACAGATCTACCTTGCCGTCGCGGTTGGTGTCGGCGGGGCTGAAATGCAGCTTGAACCGCTGCTCGGTGCCGCTGAAATTAACGACGATCAGCTCGACAGAATACACCTGGCCCTTGATGCCGACGCCGAATGACCGGCCGGTGCCGGCGTAGTCCATGGCCTCGAGCCGGCGGCCCGTGGCGCTGGCGGTGACGATATTGAGCCCCCGGTGAAGAGTCTGCCAAACGGGCATCGGCTCGCTGAAGACGCGGATCATCCCCGTCCGCTTGTAGACCCTTTGGCTTTGAGGGGAGCCATTTATCGAAAAATCCGACCGGGGATTGTCGAGAAGGTACAATTGGCCGTTCGTGAGCATGAGGGCCTCCACCCGCAAATCGTTCATGTCGGTGATGGCATCGATGTCCGGGAGATCCATCGTCTGGCCGGCCATATTATGGGTGCAGTCGTTGAGATACTGAATCTGTCCGTTACGGACAAACGAATGGCAAACACCATAGCCGTCCGCCCCCAAGTGACCTTTCACCAGCATCGATGGAGCGAAGGTCGGTTTTTCGCAATCGCCATTGAACGACCAGTTGCACTTCGGATTACTATGGTTTGTATAGAACACATGATGTGTTTTGCACGCGGGGCAATAAATTATATATCCTCGCCTGACTCCATCCGGCCCGTTAATTGCTTCTGCTTTAGGCATTATTCCATATTCCCTTAATGTTGATATTATCTGCTGACGGCGGCGGTGTTTAGCCAGTCGTTAGAGAGTTTGGCCAGGTCGGACAGATCTACCTTGCCGTCGCGGTTGGTGTCGGCGGGGCTGAAATACAGCTTGAACCGCTGCTCGGTGCCGCTGAAATTAACGACGATCAGCTCGACAGAATATACCTGCCCCTTGATGCCGACGCCGAATGACCGGCCGGTGCCGGCGTAGTCCATGGCCTCGAGCCGGCGGCCCGTGGCGCTGGCGGTGACGATATTAAGTCCCCGGTGAAGAGTCTGCCAAACGGGCATCGGCTCGCTGAAGACGCGGATCATCCCCGTCCGCTTGTAGACCCTTTGGCTGTGAGGGGAGCCATTCATCGAAAAATCCGACCGGGGATTGTCGAGAAGGTACAATTGGCCGTCCGTGAGCATGAGGGCCTCCACACGCAAATCGTTCATGTCGGTGATGGCATCGATGTCGACGCCGATGACACTGAAATCGGCAACCGCCGGAGACGGATCGGCGGTGTGGATCGGCGGCGGCCAGTCGGCCCAGATTGAATTCGGATCAAACCGGTTCGGGTCTGCGGCGACTGCCGCTGCTGCCAGCAGGATGAAGCAAAAGATTTTTATTTTATATTTCATATTTCAAATTTCAAATTGGATGTTATGCGGCGGTCTCGGTGTAGTGGTTGGCCTGGGTTGGGGTTTGGACTTTGTTGGCGCCGTGCTCGATACGCTCGATGGCGTAGCTTCCGCATTTGGGGCAGCGGTCGAACGCTGCCGGCTGGCTGTAACCGCAGCCGTTGCAGTCGTAGATGACGATCAGACCGCCGTCAACATCCTGGCGGCCGGAGGCAGCGATATCCTGGTGACTTTTATCCGTGTCTCCCTTCAGGGAAGAAGGAACTTCAGTGCGACGCGACCGTTTATTTTTTTTACGCCATTGTGCTGTTTCAGTGTACTGTTTTTGGCCAACCGCTTCGATGATGACCTTTGCGATCACCTGCTGGCAGTGGTGATATCGCCTGACGAGGGATCCTATTGATTCACCGGAACACCATGCTTTTACGATTGAGGCACTCTCGGCCGGGTTTATATCGACTTCAAAACGGGTCGATCTTTTAGCACCGGCGAGCTTATTGTTTCGCCGTGCGATCCGGCGATATTCCTTCTCGCCCATGACCGAGACCATCTCGGTCCGGAGCTTGGATCCCGAGACTTTATATTTAGGCATTAATTCAGTAATCTTTATTCCGGATCTGTACTCGTCAATGATCGTGTGGATGATGTCGGACATGTCACGTTTTTTAGTCATGATTGCTCCTTGTAAAAATTTTCACCGAAGCGTTTGGCGAAGGTTTCCGGGTCGAGGCAGCACTGCCAGCACAGCAGCTGTCCGTTCCTGTCGACGACGGCGACGCGGTCGGGATGGGCGACGCAGGCGTATTTTATTTTCGATTTCATATTTTCTATTTCCGATTTCATCGTTTTAAATTCGTGAGGGCAGGCCGGGGTCGACGGTGCCGTCGGTTGTCGTTCCGGTCGCCGGGTCGATGCGGCTGTCAAAGTCGTCATACGGTCCGCCGGTCAACGTCGGCCACAGCCGCGACGGGGCGAGCCCCATGGGGTACTCGCCGGCCGGATCGATCACGCTGAGCGTGAGGATGTCGGTGTCGGGATCGTAGCTTTCTTTTTTCAGCCCGGCCGGTCGGGGCGGGGCGACGTGGACGGAGGCGGTGACCTGGTTGGGCGTGCCGGTGTTTTCGTTGCCGAGTGAATCAAAACACTTAAGGCCGAAGGTCCAGTCGCCGCAGTCGGTGACGGCGACACGCTCGGTGATCAGCACGCCGCCAAACCCGAAGGGGCTCATGCCGAACGGGGTATAACCGAATCCGCGATTGATATTCTTTCCCCACGGAAGCCCGAAGGGACTCATGCCGAACGGGGCGTAGCCGAATCCGTACCAGCCGGATCCGCCCGGAAACAGATCGATCTGTTTATCGCTGAACGGTGTGTCCCAGTCGACAGCTCCGTCGCCGCCGTTGGAATACAGGACGGCATAGTCGCCCGGGCGGTGACCGAAGGGGACAGCGAACTTTAATGTGATAATTTCGGACGGCATATTTTATTATTTTCTATTTCATATTTCCTATTTCAAATTTAACATTTAACATTTCACATTTCACATTTTACATTTTACATTTTATGTTCTCATGTTGGCCAGGCGAAGATCCCGCGTGATCAGGTGCTGCTTTTGCCGCTGGACGTCATAGGTGATCTGGATGATTTCAGGGTAGACGGTCGTGCCATCGATCGCGGCGGCCATGGAATAATTTCGGCCGGTGACGGCTTCGACACCGTCGCCGAGGCGGAAGTCCTCGGCGCCGGATCCGTCGCCGAGCCAGAGCCGGTCCAGTGTGAACCGGCCGTTGATCGACATGTTCTCGTTGGCATCACGAAGGGCGTCCAGGTGGGCGGTGAGCTTGTCGTATTCGTTGGTGTTCCAGGCGGACAGGGCACCGCCGTCAAAGACGCTTGAGTCGGTCCGGACCGAGTAGGTATAGCGGTCGGAAAAATCAAAGACGCGGCGATGATAAAAGGGACTGCCGCTGCCGCTGGTGGGAAGGGACTGGGCGAGCAGCCGCTGATCGAGCTGGACGGACGCGGTGACGCGCACGCGCGTGTTCCACTCGTTATCTTTAAAACTGTTTCCATCGGCTTTATCGGCCAGCAGCGAGGTCCAGTAGTTGAGCTCCTGGCCGTCGAGGTCGCCGCCGGAAATGACGCCGCCGGCCGGATCCAGCAGCTCAGACAGATTGGGATCCTCGATCCGGATGCCGCACTCGGTTGTCAGCACGGATGCCGCTGTTTGCGGCACGTGCCAGGTGCTGCCGCCATCGAAGCTGAACTCGACGCGGATGCCGACGGAGTTGAGGTCCGAGGCGTCAAAGGTCAGGCATTCCAGCAGAACGCGGCGGAAGAGACCGTATTTGCGAACGCCGTCGACGTAGGCGTCGGCCGCGTCCAGGACGTCGGCAAAATCAAAGGGCATCCCGCGATCAAACGACGCGGACGCCGAATAGTCGCCGGCTTCGTTGAGCGCCCACTTGCGGCCGACATCCCGTTTGAACGATGAGCCGGAGGCGTGGTAGTATTTGTAAATGTCAAACCGGTTGGGATTAGCTTCGGCCTGCAGGACGGCTTCGGTCGAAAAGAATGGATCGATCTCGGTGCCGTCCGGTACCGACAGATCCGAATCCAGCCAGGCAGGTACCAGTTCGGCGGTAAACTCGTAACGCTCCGGGGCGCCAAGCCCGACGGGGGTGTTGATGACGGCGCTGATGTCTTCGTCGAATTCGGCGCCGTAGAGCATCTTGAGTCCGTCCGCGACGGCGTCCGTGATCACCTCGCCGGCGGCGGGGGCGTGCAGGGAGTGCAGGATGACCGGGGCCGATGTGCTGCGGGGTTCGCTGACGGCTTCGCCGGGCCGGTAGAAAACCCACTGCGGTCCGTCGAGGGTGTATTCCTCACGCATGGACTGGCCGATGTTTTTAAGGATCAGGTCAATACCGCTGATGATGTTGCCGGCGTCGACGCTGATGTGGTTGATGACGCGGTCGAAATCGGCGTGATCGACGCCGGTCAGAGCGGTGACGTCATTGATTTTAAATAATGAATAAATGCGGTTTAAATAGGGCGACAGCAGATACTGCAGCATCTGCCGGGCGGTCCAGGGCTGCGGGTCGCCGTAGACCTGGCCGGAAAACAGCGGCGTGTCCACCACGTCGCCGCCGACGGAGTAGCTGTAGGCGGTCGCGTCCCGGTTGGGTTGGCCGTCGGCGTTGAAGATGCAGCGGCGGCCGGAAAAATGCGTGGCCGAGTTAGCCGGTACCGGCGTTGTCTCGAACGTGTCATAGTTGTCGCGGCTGCGTGCGTAGATGCCGAAGACGGGACTGGTCCGGCTCATCAGCCAGCGATAGTCCATGCAGATGACGGTGTTTGTTTCGGTGGGTGACGACTGGCCGGTACCGCCGGCAAACCGGGATCTGTAGTTGGTCAGGAAGCCCTGGAAGAGGACGGCCCGCGACTGGCCCCGATAAGGGCTTCCGTCGCCGCGTACGGGGGCGTCCGTGCGGATGCGGATGTTGACGCCGAGATTGAGACCGGTGAACATCTGGTTCCAGCGGAGGGTTGGAAACGTGATGACGGCGGTGTTGGCGGCGTCGGCTCCGGCGTTCAGGGTGATCTCTTCGACGCGGGCATTGTAGACGGGCTGCCAGACGCCGTAGCCGGATGCCTGGCTGCAGGGGCGGGCCTCAACGACCAGCGGCTGGGCGAATCGGTTGATCCTGTTTTTGTCGGTTATTTGGGCCATTTGTATTTTCTATTTTCTATTTCCTGTTTCAAATTTATTACCGCCGAGGACTCATAATAAACTTCTGAAGGTGCAGACGAAGTTGACGATGCAGGCGCCGGCGGAGGTGTATTTGAAACTCTTGCCGTCTGAATCGGTCAGGGTCAGCCGGTCGAAGACGACATACATATAGGTCTCGCCCTTGTAGGTAAATATCTGCTCCGGTGCCCAGGCCCATGATTCGATTGCTTCGATCAGCAGGGCCATCGCCGTGCGGGCGTTGGCATAAGTCTGGCCTGCGGACGTCCGCAGCGTGCCGGTGACGATCAGCGGGTAGCCGACCGACCCCATCAGCATCGCCGTGGCGCCGTGGCCGCCGGCATAGCCGGTGATCTGGCGGACGGGCTGGCGCGGCTGGAACCGGACCTTGATTTCGTTTCCAAAAATGGATGTCAGCGCTGTGCTCATGTTTACTGTCTTTTTTTAGTTTAAGTCGTTCGGGATCACCGGGGACGGGCCTTTCTCCGGGGCGTTAAAAATGACATTCTGGTTCTGGTTAATAATGGTACGTTGTGTTTCCGTCGTTCCCATTTGAAAGGCGGTTTCGGGCGACAAGCCGATTGCCATCTCGCCGCGCATCATCGCCAGGTTGGTCTGTATCCACCATTCGGGGGTACCTTCCTCTCGCATCTGTTTTTCCGCCTGGAGCAGCAGATATTTTCCTTTCAATGCGCGAGCGTCGTTTGCCCGGATATTTTCGATCTGGACTTCCAGCATACGCGTGTCCTCTTCCATCTTAGCCACGGCGTCGGTGCCGAAGAGTCCTTCGATCTTATTTTTTGTCAGGTCGATATCGCCGCGATCGGCGGCGGTGACGCTGTTGATGCTTCGCATCATGGCGGCGGGATCCTTGAGCATGTTGAGGCCCATGGCGGCGCCTTCCCGCTGGAAGAGCTGCTCAGCCGTCGCCAGGTCGATATTCTGCCCGCTTAAGATATTCATCTTTTCAAAGAATGACATGTCCTGCGTGATGCCCATCTTCTCGAGCAGCTTGGCGCCTTCGGGGGTGCCCTTGCCCTGGAGGCCCATCATGATCGCCCGCAGTCCGGTGGTGGCCACAGAGGCCTCGGACTCCAGCGTGGTGCCGTAGGCCCACAGCCCCGCCGACTGGGAGCCGCTGAGCCCGCCGGCCATGCCGATGGGTAAGAATCGCGGCATATACGCGGCGACATCGGCGCCGGAGCCGCCGGCTTCCTCGATGGTTTTCTGAAGGACGTTCTGAACGCGGTTGGCGTCGGTGATGCCGGACTGTTTTTGATAGAGCGAGAACATGTCGGCCAGCGTGTTCAGTGGAAGCGACGGGTCCGTGCGGCCCATCTCGAGGGTTTCCCGCATGATGCCCATTCGCTGGGCTTCGGTCATGCCGGCGTTTTTACTGCGCAGGTTGTAGGCGGCGTCGGCCACCTCTTCGAAGGGACGGCGGCCAAACTCGGCCAGAGCGGCGATTTCTTTCCGGAGCTCGGGCTTGTCTTTGTAATAGTCGCCGAGGAACTGCAGGCGAAGGAGTGTGTTCTGGTGCTTGGCGGCGACCCGGGCGTTTTCCTCCAATGCCTCTGTCTGGGCACGCAGGGCTTTGGTGGCGGCGGCGATCAATGCCGCGATGCTGACATAGCCGGCCGCCATCGATGCCAGCTTGGTCGCGGCCTTATCCGTGGCAGCTCCCAGTTTATCCGTCGCCTCGGCGGCCTGGCCGGTCCCCTTGACAAAACGGCCGTGCGCATCGCGGACACGGCCGGAGGCGTCGGTAGTCGTCTGTCCGACTTTCTCGGTGGCGGCGGCGACTCCGTCCAGGCCCTGTTTGGCCTGTTCGGCGCCTTTGGCGGTGACGTGAATGTTGATGTCTTTGTCGGGCATTACAGTTTTTAGTTCTTAGTTCTTAGTTTTTAGTTACGCCACGTCGGCGATGGTGAGGATCTTGTTGTCGCCGGCTAAGGTTAACTGGGTTGTGACATCGTTGGAGACCTGGAATTCGGCGGTGAAGGGGTTGGCCTGATCGGCGCGGGCCTGGGCGTTTTCGCTGCCGCCGGTGAAGATGACGCCGGCGATGGTCAGCGTCTTGGCCGTGGCACCCGCCGACTGGGTCAGCGTTAAGACCAATGAGCCGCGAGCGGCGGCCAGCAGGTCCACCAGCTTGAGCTTGCTGGCGGTGATCTCGGCGTCCTGGAACGTGATCGAGCCGCCGCAGGCCATGCCGCCTTCCAGGTCGGCGTCGACGGCGGTGTAGCCCAGGTCGGCGTCGTTGCATTCTTTCAGCAGCGGGATGCTGATGCCGAATTCGGCCGACATGACGTGATAGATGCTGACTCCGCCGTGGGCGGCGGCCGAGATGCGGTATCCGCCGCGTGCGGAGCTGACATATGTCGGGGCGGCCTGGGAGTCCGTCATCGCCCAGGTGGTCGCGATCGTGGCGGCCTCGGAGGCGAAGCGGCACTCGAAGTCATAGCTGACGACGGCATAGCTGTCCTTGGTGATCGACAGACGCATGTTGTGAATCACCGGGGCGGTGATGGTGTGCTTGACAAATCCCGTGGCGGCGGCGGCGCCCGACTTGCGTTCATAAAAGACCAGCGTGCCGACAGTGCCGGCCAGCAGGTTGGCCGCCTCGATCCAGTCATGGCTGGTGACGGAACCGCGCACGAACTGGGTGGCGCGGTCCTTGATCGGTGTCTGCAGGCCGTCCGGCGATGAGCTTAAGATTGTTTCGTAGCCGGCCTGGATACGGGCGGTCATCGGTCCGCCGGCGTCGACGCCGTTGATGACGGTGTCGAGCACCATCTTGGTTCGTTTATTGACTGTTGCCATAATTTCAACTCCGTTGAAAAGTTCTTAGTTCTTAGTTCTTAGGTTTTTTTTAACTTGTTAAGGGGATCCAGTTGGCTTCGAAGATCATCTGGAGTCCGTGTTTTTTTGGCTGGCCGCAATTTTCGACGATGTCGGCCAGGTAGAACTCGTCACAGACGATGCCGCTGCCGGGGTGCCAGTTGTCAAACGCCAGGAAGATCTTCTCCATCATCCGGCTGGTGCCGACATGTGTCGCGTCGCCCAGGCGGCAGATGTACGGCTCCAGCGAGCTTTGGCCGAACAGGATGCTCAGTTCGATGCGGATGTTGGCGTCGTGGCCGCCCTCACGCTTGACACGCCGGGGCTCGGCCTGGACAAACGCGAACGGGGCAAACCGGTCAAAACTTTCGATGCCGGAGTTTCCGATGCCGATCTGGCCGAGCCAGTGGTCGATGCAGCGGGCCTGTCCGTCGACCTGAACGAACGTGCCGTTGGTGTCGCTGATATTTTTAAACAGCGGGTTTCCGTCGTCGTCAGACAGGGCGGTCAGCACGGCGATCGCGGCATCCTCGATGTCGATCAAAATGCCGTGCTGGGCGACGTCGGTGACCAGCACGCGTGCCAGCGTTGACGGGGCGCCGGTCAGCCCGTTGTCGGCGGTCGCGTAGAAGTCGTACCACTTGCCCTGCGTCAGTCCGGACTGCGTGATATCGCCGTCGCCGGAGCGGCTGCTGCCGGCGGTCCAGGCGGCGATGCCGGACAGGCGGTAGTACAGCCGGATCGTGCCGGTGCCTGTGACGGCGGCGGTGACCGAGCCGTCGGTGTTGTCGGCGACAGACAGCGCCGGTGCGTCGGGCGGCGTCTGGCTGCCGCCTTCGAGCGTGCCGGGCAGGTAGCGGGATGTGATATAATTATAGGCCATTAATCAGCGTCCAAAGTTAAAGCGGTTCGGTTTCCGTCGGCGTCGACCGTGGCTACAATGCGGTCGGTGGTGTCGCCGGTATCGCGGAAGGTGACTTCGGTCGTGCCGCCGCCGGTAGACTTGCCGGCCATGACGGCCAGGATCAGCCGGATCGATTGTGCCAGCGTCAAGCTGCCTTCGACGGTGACGGCCAGCACATCGGCGGCGGCGATATTGTTCAGGGCCGCGATCAGGCCGGGGACGGTCGTTCCGGTATCGGCCAGGATCGCCGCTAACTGCGTCGAGCTGCTGTCGATCTCGGCACGGATCGCGGCGGCGGTTGGGACGGCGGCTGTGACGTCGGCGGATGATAGGTTGTTGAGTCCGCCGATCTGGGACGGCAGTGTTGTGCCGGTGTCTTCCAGCACCAGGTCGACGTTTGCGTCGATGGTATCGATCTTGGCATCCACGGCCGCCAGTTCCGTTCCCGTGGCGGCGTCGTAATCGGACAGGGCTGTATCGACTTCGGCATTGACCTGGGCGGCGGAGAGGTCGTTCCATGTATCCTTCAGATTGTCCGTCTTCGCTTTGATCGCCGACAACTGTGTCGAGTTACTATCGATCTCGGTTCGGATGGCGGCTGCGGCGGGCGGAGTCGTCGTATTTGCTCCATCAGTGCCTCGCATCACGGTTTGTGTATAGACGATGACCGGCTCCAGAACAATATCGGATGTTGCACTGGCCGCTGAAAGGATGATTAAATCCGCATTTGTTTCGGCCTGCGTAAGATCAAAGATATAAATGCCTGGCGCATCGGTCGCGTCCAGTTCAGTTGGATTCGTGTCATCCGTTGCCGCTGTAGCTCCGCCGTCCAAAGAGATCTGTGCCGTGATATTGGCCGCGTCTCCGGTCTTCGGGGCTGCTGCTGCCGTATCATAAGCGAAAACGGCTATCTTTTGACTGCCTACATTCTTAAACATTATGACGCCTTTCTCGCATTAATCTTCCTGAGCCACTACCCGATGCCGTACCTGTATATTGCCCGTTCGCATATTCTATGCCGGTTAAAACATTTGATTCGGTTGGATAATTAATTTTAGGCAATAACACCGTCCCAGCTAAAAGATTGTCGATATCAAATTGCATTTCGATATTAAATCCCTGAGCTATTAATGTATCAAATTCATCACCGTCAACGCTTAACCGAAAATCGTTCGCGGAGGCGTTGACGAAAGGATCGCCGGTTAATATGATATTATGTAAATACGGGTAGTCAGGTGCTAAGTCTCCGCTGATCTCATTACCGCCTGTGGCACAATAAATTGCATTATTACAGATAAAGTCGCCATGGTTCCTCGCCATTGCGGGGGTTCCATAAATACCATAATCGCCTGCAGACGGATTAACGATTACGTTTCCATGGATAAAGCAAGGCTGGACTGTGTCAGCCGCATCTGCAAAAATTTCAATTAAATTTATTCCGTAATCGAAATCATAGATGATATTATTAATTATATTTATGTTTGAATAAGCGTCTCCATTGTCCCGACGAATACCAATTGTCCGAGAGGTGTCGTAAGGTTTAATAATATTATCATTTATTAAAAATGATCCGCGACCTGCAGCAACAACTATCCCGATATTATTTGTTTCAATGAAGCATTTCGAACAAAACCCTCGCAGCCCGTAAACAGTATAACCAGCGCCCGATCCTTGACCTATAATATGACAGAGGTATGCACCGGACGGACTGTCCGCTATGGACAATGTTTCACCGGTGCCATTAACACAGGATGCTTTACATCGGTAAGCTATAGCGCCTTGCTTCATTGCCAAAGTAGTCCCCGAATAATCCGTCACAAGGTCTATTCCAACAACAATCATGCGGCCAGTAAATGTCAATGTCGCAACATTGCTTAAATAGACTATGCCATAGGTGTTTTCGGCTGTCACGGATCGTATTACTAACGGCTTTAATGGATTAGAGGCAGCGACTGTTGCAGCTCCGCCAATCGCATACCTGTTATCGGCATCATTTGTTCCTTCAATGCCAATTTGCAATTCGACACCAGAAGTTGATGCATCGAGTGCAGCATCAATCCCTGCAATCATCGATGCCAATGACGCCCATGCGTTATCCCATGACGAACCATCATCATCACCACTTGCTAAGCCAACCCGACAATAAAATTTAGTCAATGCCATTTACACACTCTTTTCATATTAATTCATTTTTTCATCCAGTTTTCGGTTGATGGTGCCGGTGATCTCCGGGATGCTCTCTTCGACGCCGTCATACAGGGCGCCGGTGCCGTAAACCGTGACCTCTTTTTTCAGGACGTACAGCGGGCGGAAGCGGCCGCGTTTGCCGACCTTGTAGCCGACCAGCGGCTGGCCCTTGCCCTGGACGATGAACAACTTTTCGGCGTCCCAGATTTTGCCCGGGCCGTCGGCGTACTTTTCTTTGACGGCGCCGGATCCGCTCAATGCCTCGCCGATGGGGACGGCCAGGTACTTGGCGCGTTTGGGGCGGATGGTCACCGTCTCGTCGCCGAGGAGGTACTTGTAGCGTTCGACCGCCGTGCCCTCGGCGACACCGACGACGCCGTCGAGATCGCCGGTCATCCAGCCCTGGACGGCGGCGGCCAGACGGCCGGTGCGGCGTTTGAGGTACTGGCCGGTCAGGTAGTTTTCGCTGACGTGCGAGGCGGCCAGGGTGACGCCTTCGGCCAGTCCCTCGCCGGCGGCGGCGCGGACGTTCTTGCCGGCCTCGGAGAGATCTGAGACGGTGCGTTGAAATTCAGGGCCGAGTTCGAGAGCGAAAATCATTTTTTTAGTTCTTAGTTCGTAGTTCTTAGTTCGTAGTTAGAAGACGATGCGTTTGTAGCTGTCCAGGACGGCGGCTACTTCGGGGAGCAGCTTCATGGCGGAAAACTTGCTGAAGCTGCCGCCGTCGAAGCTGACGCCTTCGAGGCCGATGTCGTCCCGGCGTTTGAAAACAAAGCTGCACTGCATGATCGCCGCCTCACGCAGATCGGCGGGCAGGGCCGTTTCGCCGGCGGTCAGGACCGCGTCCGGGGCGGCAAAGCCGCCGCGATAGACCACCTGTACGGATTCGAAGGCCGCCGCGAAGATGCCGTAGAGCTTTTGGATGATGCCGTTGGCGCCGCCGGAGGCCTGCCTGAAATCGGTGCCTTCGACCAGCTCGGTGACATCATTGGTAAAGTCGTTGGTCCAGGACTCTTTGACGCTGGTGATCGAGATGATTGGATAGCGGCGCAGGTGCAGCAGGTGACAGAGCCCTGTGTAGTACTCGGTCACGGCGGCGGCCGGGGCGGTCAGGGTGCGGCCGGTGTGGGAATCGGCGCGGGCACTGAAGCCGGCGAGGATCTGATCGATCACGTCATCGTGCTGGGTGTCCGTACTGTTGAGACCGAGTCGGTCCTTGATGTCCTGGCGTAAACATAACATTTGTTCAGTCCTTAGTTCGTAGTTCGTAGTTCGTAGGTGGGCCGTGCCACCCGTTCATTTTGTTTGGTAGCCGGATTTGAGCTGCTTATCCCTGGGCGTCTTCGTCTGTTTTTGTTTGTCCGGGTCCGGTTTCGGCTGTTTCGGTTTCATGGGACTCCTCGACATCTTTTCCCCGCAGGTCGGCGATCATTTTTTCAAGCGATTTGACAGCGGCTGCAACTTCTTTAATGTCGTCGGCCGTCTGCTCCAGGTCGATGAGGATGATCTCGCGGCGGGCGACGGATTTTCGGTACAGCCGGTTCAGCAGGCCGGGCTTATTCAGATCGGCCTTGCCGGCTTTTTTGAATTCGGCGACATCGTGATCGGCGGCGGCTCTTTGGTTCAGCAGGTCCTTTTGATCGTCACGCAGCCGGTCCAGCTCGGCCTGTTCGGTGTTCAGCCGGTCGTTCAGCTCGGCCAGCCGCAGTGCGGTCTGATCCTTGTATGCGTCCCAGGGAGCGACGGTTTTTGTGTATCGGAAATTTGCGACCTGGGACCGCTGGGCTTTCGGCAGGGATTTACGGCGGGCATCAATTTCGCTGTCGATGGCCGCCAGCGTCTGCGGATGGACCTGATAGGTTTGGCCGGCCAGGAAGATCCCGGCGACGCCGGTGTGGGACGTTTCGGCGACGATCCAGACCGGATCGGAGTGTTCGGTTTTATGCGGCATATGATTCCTCGGCTTTGACCTGCATCAGCTGCAGCAGGTCGATTTCTTTATAATGTTTACACAGGACGGTCGGATCGACGGTGATCCGGACGCCTGACGCATTTAATTTTTTCGAGAAGAAAACATCTTCGCCTGTCTTGCGGCCGGGGGCGGTCAGGTCCCAGCGGAAATACGGCCATGACATATCGCTCAGGATGTCGCGGCGGATCAGCAGGCAGCCGGCACCGGCGCCGTCAACCTGGAACGGAGCATCGACGAAATCGAGGGCCTTGCGGCAGCGGTAGACGCCGCCGGCGTCTTTGTTCAGGACGGCCCAGCGAAGCCCCTCCCGCAGCATCAGCGGGTACAGGCCGGTCGCCACGGGGGCCTCCAGCGCCAGCAGGCGGTCGATGGCATCCAGCGGCGGCTCGACGTCCGAGTCGAGGAAGAACAGGTGTGTCCAGCTTCCCTTGGCCAGGAACATCGAGACGGCCTGGTTGCGGTTGTAGTCGACCGGGCAGTCGATGGCTTTGGACGAGCAGATCGACAGCGGGATGCCGTTGACCTCGAGCGGCTCCTTTTGCCGCATGGCCTGGTACTCGCAGAACGCGGCGTTGCGGACGTGAACGTGGCCGGCGGTCGGGACAATCATTAAAACGTGATAACTCATTTTTTACTTTCTGTTTTCGGTTTTTGTAAAACCCCGCCGGCGGCGCCGGCGGGGTCAGCGTTTTTACGGCGGTGATCAGATGATCACGTGTTCGTCCAGGCCACGCTCGGCGGCGGTAGCCGGACCGTCGATGGGCTTGGACAGGATCGCGATCGCGCAGAAGTTGCAGCCCGTGGTGCCGTCGCCGGCGGTCGGGGTGTTGAGCTCCATGTATCGCTTGTAGGTGCCGTTGGACAGATCGATGTCGATCTGCTTGATCTTGTTATCCTTGGCATCGTCGAAGACGTCGGCCAGTGCGGCATTGGTGACGGCGGCATAGGTGCCGTCGGTGGTGTCGCACTGTTCGATCGAGACGGCGGTTGTGGCGTCGTCGGTTCCGATGTCGGCATCCATCGTGCCGGAGATCAGGACGAATTCCACGTATCCCCAGCCGGCGGTGTCGACATAGGTATTCGACGCGAAGGCGGCGTTATCCTTGAGCTGGGGCGGAACCAGCAAAACCTTTTTTGTATTCTGAGCTTCTTTCATACGATTAACCTTTCACAAGTTTTTCAATTTTTAATGTGAGTTTCTCTCGCCCTGTTTTTATTTCAAATTTCAAATCGGCAATCATTACGCGATGTCGGCGCGGAGACCGACGATGGCCGGTTCGATCAGTGTTGTCGCATCGGCGGCCGAACCGAGATTGTGGATATTGACGGCGATGCGTTCGGTGCCGCGAATACCAATCTGGTCCTGGGTGAAGTACGCGTCGCGGCTCTGGTCGATGGTGACCGCACGGGCCTGTCCCAGCAGGGCCGCCTGTTTGAGGTTGCCCAAAAACAGCGGGAAGTGGTCGGCGGCAGCGATGACGCGCGGCATGACGGTCGTGCTGCGGACCGGTCTGCCCAGGAACTGGGGGTTGCGGCTGTAGCCGGTCTGGATGACCTCGGTGGCGTTGACGCCGCCCAGGCCCAGCGCGATGTTGACCAGCACGGTGTAATAAAAGTTGCGGTGACAGTACCACTTGGCGTCGGCGTCGTCGGCCTCGCTGGACAGGCGGCCCGGCATGGCCGTGATGTCGCCGCGTGCGATCGCACTCCAGACACCGGCGGTGGCCTGAACCACGACGCCGAGGATATTGGTGATCGTGCTGTCGACATCCAGCAGCGACTGGCCGATCCCCTTGAAGCCGAAGTAGGTGCTGGTGCCGTCGCCGAGGAACCCGATGGTGTCTTCGTTCTTGGCGAACGCCCGGGCGATGGAGCGGCCGACGATCTCGCCGATCGCGATGGCCATGTCTTCGGTGCATTCAGAGTCAATGGCCGTCAGTGTCATCATCTTCTTGGCGTTGAGCCCGATATTTTTGAACCCGGGGCTGGACGCGGTCGGCGCCGTACCGGAGCCGGGGGCGTAGACGACGACGTCGCCGGTCTGGACGGCGGCGATTGCGGAGTCGGAAGGCATCGGCCATTCCATGGCGTCGGCGCGGAAGACGCCGAACTGGCCGAACAGCGTCGGCAGCAGCCCCATGAAGTAGGTCGGGATCAGGGCACCGCCGGTGGTGATCTGGGTGCCGGAGATATCCTTGACGGACTTGATCTCGTCGCCGATCATGCGGCGGCGTTCGATGCCGAGGTTGTCCAGTTCCTCGGCGGCCTTGGTGTTGCCGCCGACGTCGGCCATGATGAACAGGCCGAAGTTTTTGGCCATCTCCAGCGTCGGCCAGATGCCGCTGTAGGTTCCGTCCGGGGCCTTGATATCGGCGAAACGGGTGTTCATGAGCCGACGGATCTGCTGCTCCATCGCCTTGACCTGGGCGGTCATTTCGGCAACCTGGGACTGTGCGGTCTCGTACAGCTTGATGTTTTCGGCCTGCTTCTTTTCGAATTCGGCCGTTTTTTCCGCGATGGCGGTTTGCAATTCTTCTCGTGAGGCCAGTCCTTTGTGGGTGTCCTTGAGCATTTCCTTGACTTGATCTTCAAGCGATAAATTATCTAATTTTCCCATGTGAGTTGTGCTTTCTATTTTAGAGTTCAACAGTTTCGCTGAGGACGTTTTTGAACGCCCCCCATATCTGCTCGTCCGAGACCGATTGTTCTGCGTGGCCGTCCGGTTCGAGGTCGCCGTCGAGCATCAGCGATTTCGCCAGGTCGTCCCGATCAGGAACAATCATGTCTTTGAGTTCATCCAGCTGCGCGGTCAGTGCATCTTCCAACCGGCCGAGCCGGTCGTTGAGGAGTTTGGTGATCAGCGGCTCAAGCTGTGCGGCGCTGCCTTTACCTTGTTCGCCGTACAGCGACTTGATGATCGACAGGGCTTCGCGGTTGGAGCCGATGGCCACGCAGGATATCTCATATAACTCGATCTTGGTCGCGATATAAATTCGCTTGCCGCCCTGCTCCTCGACGCGGTAATCGAGTGTGCGGAAGCCGATGGACACCGCCCGCATGTGCCGGTCGCTGTAGGCGTTCCAGTATTCGACGCCGAGATTGGTTTTCATCGCGAACCGCAATTTCATTCTGACGGCCTTGCCGACGACGCGGGCGGTCTCGGTGTCCCAGGAACCGACACAGGGCGGTTCGCCGTTCTGGAGCTTGGACATGTGACACGGCAGACAGATGGGATTGGCGGTGAATTCATTTTTTCGATGGATCGCCTCGATGACCGCATCGGCCAGCACGATCTCGTCGTCGCGGTCGATGACTTCTTTCGACACGATAAAATCAATGCTGTGAGTGTCTTCGTCGATGGCCTTGGCGTCGGTGTCGATAAAAGCGTGAATGTGTTTGAGTTCTTTAGTATCGAGTTCCATTTTTAAACCTCGTTGAAAAGGGTTTTAAATTCGCTGTAATCCATGAATTTCGCCCGGTCATAGTGGGCCAGGTCGAAGGTTTTGCCTTTGGCTTTAATCGCAATCTGCAGGCAGCGGCAGTTGATGATATTCCCCGCTGAGCCGCCCGGATCGGCCGGGTACATGAGGGCTTCGCCGCCGACCCAGAATGGCTGGTCGATGGGGATGCCGGCCTTGTGGGCGGTCTCGGCCTGCTGGTGCGACTTGCGAACGACGGTGTCGTGACTGTTGAGCCAGCCCTTGAGTTCGACGCCGGAGGCCTGCATTCCCGCCTGACGGCCCGTGCTGACGGCGCCGGCGGTCTGGGTGCGGGCGATATGCAGCGTGCGTTTGCGGGCGTCGCCCAGGACGGACCTGATCCGTTTGGATAATTCGTTGAGCCCTTCACCGGATTCCAGACCGGCAGTCATCTGGCGGGCGACACGGGCCTGGGTGGTGGCGTTGACGCCCTGGATCTTGTGGCTGCTGATCTGTAGGGAGCGGCGCATGACCGGAGCAAGCTTGACCCGCTTGACCGCTTCTTTGAGGGCGTCGCCGGTGAGGCCCTGGACCTCATTGATGGTCTGGGCGGCGCCGAGGGCGGAGGCCTTTTCGAAGAAGACGTCGTTGATGACCTTGAGTTTTCCGTTTTCTTTTTTCAGGTCGAAGACGATGCGGGCGATGAGGTCGCTATCCGCTTTGAGGCGGTCAAACCCCCTCCCGGCTTTGCCGGACTCCCCCTTCGCAGGGGGAGAGCTTTCAAGGGCTTTTGCGAGCTTGGCCAGCAGCTCCCGCTGCTGCTGGGCGAAGAGCAGTCGCAGGCGGCTGATGTATTCTTTTTCGAGTTGCTGCCAGCTGGTGACCCACTTTTGCCAGATGCGGAGTTTCTGCTGGGCGGAGTCTTTATTTTCAATTTCCAATTTTCGATTTTCGATTTCAGCATTTTTACCGGCGCCTGCGGTCTCGTCGTCGACGGCTTCGGGGGCGGCCGGGCCGGTGACCGATTCCATGCCATTCTCGATCACCATGCGGGCGGTGACCATGCCGGCGGAGATCCACCAGTCGTCGCCCCAGGGGACGTGCTCAAAGGGGAGGTCTCCGGCGTCGATGACCTGATTGAGCGGGACACCTTTGTCCACGTACTCCATCATCTTTTCGGCGCGGGCACGGAGCATTTCCTGTATGGCCGGATGGTCCTCGATGGAAAACCACGCGAACAGGTTCTGGCCGGCGGAAGCGGCCTTGGTGAACAGGTCGCGGTAGGTCGGACGCATGGCCAGCTTCATGCGGCTGTGACGCAGGGTGCGGGCGGCGGCGAACGGGACGGCTTTGCCGGTGTAGGTCGAAAGGTCTTTTTGGCTGCGGAAACTTTTGAAGCGGTACTGCTGCAGGATCCCGCTGGTGATGTGCCGGGCGATGAACGCCAGCATCGGGGCGACGGTGTCGGTGATGAACCGCTGCGAGGCGGGGCCGTGGGCGTACTGGGCTTCGCTGTTGAGGCCGACGATCTCCGGGGGCACACCAAACAGGGCGCAGATCTCGGCGGCGTCAAACCGACGCAGGTCGATCATCTGCAGCTCGGCCATGGTCTGGCTGAGCGTCTTGACGTCGACGCCGCCGGTGGCCAGGAAGGTCTTGCCGGCGTTGCGGGCGCCGCCGTGAGTGGCCTTGAACTGGGACTTGTACAGGGCGATCTCATCGTCGGACAGCTTGATCCCGGCCGGGACGGTCAGGACCGTCGAGATGCGGGCACCGTTAGCCAGGGATGATTCGTTATAGAGTGCGGCCTGGTAGCTGCTGGAGATCGAGACGGCTCCGGCCAGCAGCGGCCCGATGCCGCGATAGCCGCTGTCGGGATTGAATCCGATCAGCGGGTGGACGTCTTCTTCGAACAGCGGGATGCGGTTGCCGCCGGGCAGCCGGAGCTCGTAGCCGACGAGCACACCGTTGCGCAGGACGGGCTTGAGCTGGTCGGGGCCGACGACGAGGATATCGGTCGGGGCCAGACGGTCTTTCTGGATGTAGACCCAGTAGCATTCCTTGAACAGGGACACATAGCCGATGGTCTGGGACAGAAATTCATCAATAGGCATCTTGTCATTGGCGAACAGGAAATCATACGCCGGGCCGGATTCGACGACGTCGTCGTTGAGCGTCGACAGGACCAGCCCGATGCCGCCGGCGGTGTCGAGGATCTTATTGACGCAGACATAGACCCACGGCACCTGGCTGAACGGCTTGCGGGGCCGATCGGCGGGGCCGTTGTCGACGTCAATACCGCGCTTCCACAATTCGGCCAGCGTGTTGATGCCGTAATCTTTTTCGTGTACCGCTGTCAGTTGTTTGTCATCCATATTTTTTTACGCGCTCAATAAAATGATTTGCGGTTTCTCGGCCGGGTTGTGGGCGGCCTCACAACAGAGGGCGGCGGCCCAGAACTCGTCGGCGTGGCCGGTGTCGGTGCGGGCCGCGTCATAACGGACACCGCCAGCGGCGGTGATCGTCTTTTTAATTTTATGGAACGCCTCGCGGATCCTCCAATCTTCGGGAACGCGAAGGCGGCGGTCCTGGAATCGGCCCAGTAAAACAGAGGCCATGTGATCTTTACTGGTCGCCGAAAACTTGACCTTCTGAACGCGCACTTCGCCGAAATCTTTCTGCAGCCGTTCAGCGACGGGGTCGCCGATGCCGGTGGCGTCGATCGCCATCCGGCGGACCAGCGGATTTCGCAGCAGTTCGCTGCCGGTCTGGTGCTGGGTTTCGTAGCAGGCCTTTTGCAGTGTAATGATACGGCGCGGCACAAGTACGTCCCCAACCATCTCCGCCACCCAGAAGACGGTTAAGTCTTTTTCACGGCCCACGTCCATGCCGACGTACATCGGTCCGCCGGTCGGCAGGGTCGTCAGGCAAATCGGATCTTCGCAGGACTGGTAGAGGTCGTACGGGATCAGCGTCGATTCGTTGCTGGAGGCGATACACATATATTCCTGGTTAAAGGCGTCCAGGTCCTTGGCGCGGGCGCGGCAGGATTTGAGGAATTTTTCGCGGGCTTCGGGGCTGATGGTATCCAATTTGTAAACCTTCTCAGCCAGCCCCTGTTCGATGGCGTCCACGATCGTCGTTCGATGCAGCGCGTAATGCAGCATGTTGAGTTCGTCGTATGTGGCGTCGCCGCGAAGGACTTTGTTGATCTGTGCGATAATGCGATTGAAACGGCTGGTCTCACCATTGTGCGTCGAGAGGATGCGTAACTGGAAGCCCCACGTCGTGGTCGGCATCGCGGCATCCAGCATCCCTTCCGGGTCATCGTGCCAGGCGAATTCGTCCAGGACCACGTCGCCGCCCTTGGACCGGAACCGGCGCGGGTTACTGCTCATGCAGTTGATGCGGCTGCCATTGGGGAACTCAACGACATAGTTGTTGTATTTGTATCCTTTTTCGTCTTCGAGGGTTTCGAGTATTTCCCGGACCGCCGTCTCCATGATCTCGCACCAGGTGCGGCAGTACAGGGCGTACTCGTAGGCCGCCGATTCATCGGCCGAGGAAAACCACAGGTCTCGGCGGTAGTCGATGGTATTCCGGTCGCGGCAGGACTTGTAGGAGTCCGAGTAGGTCATTCCAATCCGGCGCGACTTCTCGCTGAGCATCGCATCGGCGGTGTCCTTGATCCAGTTGACCTGGTACGGAAGGAAATATGCTTTCTCTATTTTTTCGGCGGTCTGTGTCACGATTTGGTGATTCCCAAAATATCGTCGATGATTTCCTGAACCTTCTTGCGATCCATTCCGGCGTCCTTGAGTTTCTTGCCCGCACTGGCGGCGGCCGCCTTGGCGCGGTCGGCGATCTGGGTGCGGATGTACTGGTCGGCTTTGAGGGCGACCTGGGTACAGTCGCGGATGGCGCCGCTGATCATGCTGATATCTTTGGGTTTTAAGTCGTTATCCGAGATCAGCTCGATGATCTGGGCGGTCATGATCTCGGCGGCTGCCTTCTGGGTCTCGGTGGCCGTCTCGGCGGTTAGGTCACCCATGACCTTGCGGGCGATGCCGGCGGCGGTGCGCATCCGCTCAAACGCCAGCAGGCCCTTGGCCCAGCGGCCGATGGCGGACCGGCTGATGTCGAATCCTTTTGTCGAGCAATAGGCCACGATGTCGTCATAAGTCGGCTTGCCTTCATGACTGATCATTGAGCCGGGCCACTGGCCGTCGACGACCATCTGCATCAGTGTGTCACGGATGGACTGGGGCAGCGTGTCGATTGTGCTGTGTGTGCGTCGTGCCATCAGAGTTCCAGTGCCTCATCGTGGATGATGTTCTGGGCGACTTCCAGGCCGTCGGCGGTCAGGATGATCGTCGTCGAGGATCCTTCGTGGATGTCGGCCAGCGTTGCCTTGCCGCCGAAGCCGACCAGCTTGATGTATCCCTTTTCGCACAGGTAGGCGATGTCTTTTTTCATGAGGTCAAATCCGTACCCCTGGTCGACGGTGCACATCACCTGCTCCATGAATTTAGCGGTCAGGCCGGACGGGTAGACCTTGTCCAGCGACCGGAGCATCAATTGACGGGCCTGTTTGATGATCAGCTTTTTCATGATGTTTTCATCTCCCGGACGATTTCCTTGGCGATATTTCCGCAGATGGCCGGCATCTGCTTGATGACTTCCATTGTGCCCCTCAGTTCACCGACGGCGCTGATCAGATCCTTCATGCCTTCCTCGAGGCCGTTGGAGGAGCGGATGTATTCGACCTTGCCAACGTAGTCCTGGTTGCACATATTCTTGCGTTCGATGAGCTTTTGCTGGCCGGTCTCCAGCTTGTCAATACGCGACTTCATGGCGTTGAGGTTAAACAGCACCATGCCGCTGAGCAGCGACGCTGAAAAACCCAACACGGCCGAGAGGATGATTCCGAATACTTGCAATGTCATGGCGTAGCCCTTTTTTCAGTTATCAGTTATCAGTTATCAGTTATCAGTGGCCCGTTATCAGTTCGTACTACTGCAAAGCGTTCAGCAGCAGCGTGTCGAAGGCGTTGAAGGACATCAGGACGGCACTGACGACTGCTGCGTCGAATTTGTCGGCCTGGGCGACCGCCTCCGTGGCAGCGTATGCCGCGATGTTGAGAAGCTCAACACGAACGATGTCTCGGATGCTCGGCTCGCCGTGGGCGACGGCTACAGCGATGAGCTGACGCCGCTCAGATGCGTATGCAATCAAATCCCGGCTGCCGGATTTGACCGATGCTTCAAGCTCGCCGAGCATTTCGGCGATTTGCTTGTTGATGCCTTGTTTCATTGTTTCGTCTGGCATTTTTTTTATTCTCCAATTTTTTAACCACAGATTTTACAGATGACACAGTTTCGGCTATTCACAGACAGCGATGACATTGTTACGGGCCTGAATAGGTTATGACGGCGGCGTCCATCCGCACGATCAGTTCACGCAGTGAGTCGGCCATGGCGGTCCCGATCGCGTCGGCCCTAGTTTCGATTCCGGAGGCGACAGAGGCCCGGGCGGCCAGCCAGCATTTCGGCAGATCGAGCTTGTCGCCGACGGCGACAGCATCGTCCATAACAGCAACGGCGTCGGCGTCGAGGGCGTAGGGCTTCAGCTCGGTCCAGGCGTCGGCGATGACCGGAAGGAGCGTGTGCTCGCGAGTGTGCTGTCCGGAGCAGCCGGAGAAGAAGAGGCAGCCGATTGCGACGATGACGCCGAATGCGATTCCGAATAAAAATACTTTGAATTTCATTGCTGGATCCTTTCGTTTTTAGGGTTGATTCAGTTCTCTCTGGTTGACGGCGTGGCGCATCAGGCGTGCGAAATCACGGGATCGATGGTCCGTTCTGATACGGCGGGATTTTCGCCAGGCAAACCCGCCTCCAATGCGCAGGCCGAGATAACTGGCCAGCCGCTGGCGGACGGAGACTCCGCACCAGTTGCAGACGTCCAGACGGATGACATCCGCCTGGCGGCGGCTGATAGTGACAACATTTCCGGGCGTGACAATGACTTTGCCGGACTTGTAAAGCCAGTCGTGGATGATGCCGGCCAGTGTGTTGCGGCCGAATTGGGGGACCAGGCCACGGAAGATGACGGGGACGGAATTGCCGTCGGAGATGAACCCGGCGGGGACGACAAACCCCATGTCGCCGTAACGAACCGGCCAGTCTTCGACCAGCCGGAGGTTGCCATTCTGCAGCACCGAGACGGTCGGTTCGTCAAATTGGATCTGGTTTTCCATCCGTGAAAATCCCGTTTTAAAATCCGTTTCAAACTGGTTTTCAGGAGGGCCTTCGATGGGGTTTAAACATAAAAAGCCCGCCAACTGAGTCCTTTAACTCAACTGACGGGCCGTTATTTTCGGTCCGTTGCGGCATGCGTTTGTGGATGGCACGCTGCAATATTTAATTATTTAAGAATGCATCATTTCATGATTTCGGCTGAAATCAAGAAGAAACTTCAGGAAACTTAAAAATATTTTCACCACGAAGGACACCGATGTCACTGACGTTTAGGATCGGAATATGCAGGCCAGGGTGACTCCCAGAATGATCAGTGAGATAAGCCCGGCGATGATCCAGATGTCGTCGGAGATAAAGCTTTTTGAGGGAGCCCGGGCGGTTACCGGTGCTGTCTGCCGGGTTTCCTGCAGCCGCTCGGCCTGCAAAATGCGGCTTTCCTGCAGCTCCTGTGATCGCTGGCGGCGTGCCTCGGCGGCGGCCTCTGTTTGTGCCTTTTGTTCGGCGGCGGCGATTGCCGCCAACCGCTGCCGTTCGGCCATGTCAGCGGCCCGCTGATCGGCGAGGGCCTGATTGTATTCTTCGGTTAACTGCTGCCATGTCGGCATTGACGTCCATAGCGGTTCTGTGTATTTCTGCAGCGTCAGGCCCGCAGGGGTGTTTCTAAAGACAATCACGGCATCTTTGGGATGTTGTTCTTTTCCCGCATAGTACCAGACCTGGAGCGTTTCGGACGCATCGGTGTCGGCGGGATCTCCAAGCAGGCGGGACGTTTGATCAGGCGTGATTCCGGTTTTAATGTTTCGCCAGTTAGACGGGTTTTGCCATTTTGCAGGAGGGGTTGGTGACTGATGATTGTCGATTGACGATTGACGATTTAGTGGTTGTTCGCTGTCTGCGGAGGCCGCAATCAGCAATATTGCAAGCAGTATTTTCATGATCCTTCTCTTTTTTTTTGATTTTTAACTTTTTACCATTCCACAACTTAATCGGCTATGGGTCCGATTGTCCTGTAATTTATTGGAACATTTCATTGACATCGGCATCTAATTGGGTAGATTTACGGACAGTGTTTCCCGCGATACAAACGAAGGCCTGGGGTGCCGGAAACCACGGGGGAACGCCTCTATCTGATTCGTACGGAGCATCACAGATGCAGCAGGAACAAGGAGTTACACCAAATATTGATTTTCAAAAAGAACTATCACTTAATAGAATCAGGCAGTTTTATTCTGAGAACTTTTCTTCTTCTGAGGTCCTTGAGATCGAAGAGCGCCTTTTGTCACTTCTACAGCAGCATCGGCAAGATTGTCCGGTTCTTTGTCTGCACGGGCGTTATCAATCAACTGCTGCTCGTAGTCATTCACAAGGACATAGTGAACCTTTGTCCCGGGCGGATATACCTCTCGCTGTTCAGATTTGATTCGTTTGCGAATTAAATCCAGCATCTCTATCATGTCGGGCGGTTCGATCTGGCCTAAAACAACGGACTGCAAAGAGCGGTCCTGCCGGGCAAACCAATCCACCAGCTTACTGACAAAATCAACCTGATTCATGCCGCATTGCTCCAAGCATTTATCAAGAATCTCTTTTTGTTCAGCGAAAATTCTGACATTTGTTGAAAGTATTTTTGTTGCCATAACTCACTAAATAACAAAGTTTTACAATCAGTCAATGCCAACTCTGTTAAACTTTGTTTAAAAAAAGTTTCAACTTTTCTCTTTACAACCACCGATACAGTGTAGTATGCTAAAAAACATGAAAAAAGAGAAAGACAATCAGCCCTACAAGGGGACGCTTAATTTTAACCCCACACGCCTCTGTGACCAGGGGATTGTCGAGTCCGTGCGAATTCTGGCCCCTCACTTTTTCCAGGCGCGGCAGAATATGGCCCGGATGGCGATCACCAAGGGACTGATCGAGCTGGCCAAGGAAAAGCATATCGAAATACCTTTAACTCAACTGGCGAGTGCCGGTTGAAATCTTTTTTTTAGCCGGGGCGGGAGTGGATGCCCGCCCCGGCGTTAGAATTGTAAATTGTAAACTGTAAATTTTTGCAAAAGGAGATTTTTATGGAAACCTTCGAACTTAACCAGAGAGTCCAGATTAAGGCCACCGGTGTTGTTGGTGTTGTGAACGCTATCTTTGATTCGACAAACTGCGAGCGGCAGTTTCGCGTCCAGTTTTACGACAACACAGGGCGGCCCTGCGATTACTACTACTTTGCCAGCCAGATCCAGGCATTCGAATAATGACTGTGGAATCGTTTTCTCCCCTCCGGAGTGCCGGCGGTGCCAGATCCGCCGGCGCTTTTGAATTTTGAGACAGTTGAAAATTAAATATCAGACAGCATGGATGGCAGGATCGAGCCCGTTTGTGGCTGCGGCAGGGATGCCGTGGCCGGGCGATCCGATTGATGGACGATGGACGAAGTATGGATTTTTCAAAGAACCAGCATGAATACAGGTATACAGGTATGACGATCAAGGCACACGCGATAATCACGGTTTTATTCCTCATGGGTATGGGAATCGGCCTTACGGCCGGAATCGATGGACGACGTGAAGAATCGTCAATCGTCCATCGGCCATATACAATCAATAACAGCTCCTTCTGTCCGCCGTCGGCTTCGGGTTCCTCCTTCCCCGTTCCGGCGGCGGGTTTTTGTTTGGAGGAGAAAACAGATATCCAGGGCTCGGCGACGTTTTCCGCCTACACCCGGCGGTATCCAGGTGAGATCGAGACGGTCCGGGTCGCGGCCGAACGCAACGGCTGCCGTGGGGACGATTTTGTGATCCTGCTGGCCATCCGGTTTGCCGAGAACGGCAGGCCTGGCCGCGAGTTCGGCGTGGATCACCCGAAGGCGATCTATACCGACCTGGATACGCAGGCCGGATGGTGCGCGGCGACCATCGTTAAAAACCGCCAGCGGCATGGACAATTGACGAATGACGATGGACGCTCGTTTCTGGATTTTCTCGCCGAGCGGTATTGTCCGCTGAACGCGGCGGTGTGGAAAAAAAATGTGCAGTATTGGGTGGAGCGATTGACGATTGTGGAAATTTCCGATTGCAAATTTCAAATTTCAAATTTAACCACGGATGGCAAATGAGATTTGTGATTGCATTTGTGAGCCGGTTGACCGGGCGTGAAGGTACGCTGGATCAATGGCTGACCAAGTGGGAAGCGAAGGACCGGGTCCGGCAACTGCAGGGCCGCTACCTTGGCTACGAATACTGGCTGGAGAAAGTTTAATGCCGTGTTTGAAACTGACAGCGACGCTGAGACGCAAGAACGGGTTTAACAATTGGGTCGTGTTTTGTCCGTACTGCCAAGGCAATCATTGGATGCCCGGCGGCAACTATACAGAGGATCCGAGAGATTATCTTGGCGTCGACACGCTGCATTGCGGGCATGCGGTCGAACTGGTCGCGGATGAAAAATCAAAACGAAGGATTGAGCGAAATGCAAAACGAAGTGCGGAAAGCTGCTGAATTGAAAAATCGGAAATCGGAAATAAACAATAGGCCATAGAAATCAGGGACGGGAAACTGATGCAGGGACGCATCGAGGACATCGAAGTGAGTGACGATCATATTATACTGTCGGATATCTGCGAGGAGCACGCGATCAGCCCCAAGTGGCTGGCGTCGGCGACCGGGCGGTCGCTGTCGCAGGTGTACCGGTACCTGTCGGGCGAATCGACGATCCCGTCGATTGCCTGGCGTGTGCTGTACGGCCGGACGCGGGATCTGCGGATTGTGCAGCTTGTGACCGGTGATGTGCCCGTGACGGTAGTGGATCTGCTCGGCGATGAGCCGACGGTCTTTGAACGGCTCGACGCCCCGTCTTTGAAACAGATTGTCCATCACCGCAGGCAGCAGATTGCCTGCGAAGAGGCACTGCTGGATATCCTGGCCGACGGGACGATTACGCGGCGGGATGCCAAGGCGGTGTCGGCTTATAAAAACAGTCATCCAAAGATGATCGCCACGGCGGTGCGGATGTACCAGGCCGTGATGAGCGAGTATGAAAGGAGCGGAAAGTGAAACCGATTTATAAAATGACACCCGAAAACGGTCCGGCCGTCCGAAAGGGCGATCTTGCGGCGGTTCCGCATATCCGCACGGACGGTCAGGTCAAAGGGGTTGTGTGTCCGGCCTGCTTCCAGTCGCTGGAGGCCGCACAGATGACGCGGACGCATTACACGGCTGACGCGGTGCCGGTGCGGCATTATTACGGACACTGCTATCACTGCCGTACGAGCTGCGAGGCGGTCCAGTTTTATCGCGACAATAAATGGGTGCTGCACCAGGTCCGGCAATTCCATATCGGTGATAAAGAGAGCCGGCTTGTGACGGTGGTGCCGATGCCGGCGGCGGAAACGCTGCAGCACGGACCCGCTGCGCCGGTGATCGGAAAGATGGAATTTCATGACGGGCAGCCCGTTTTGAAATTCGGGCCCGGCGGGGAGTATGCCGAGGAAATTACCGAACAGCAGATTGACAGTGTGCTGAAGGGATGCACCGAACTGTTTGCTAAACTCGGAAAACTGCTGGAGCAGTGCCTGGATCTGAAGAGGCAATTTAAGCAATCTAAAAAACATGACTGAAACACTTGACATTACAACGGCGGCATCGCTGCTGGGAGTGACAACACGCCGTGCCCGGCAGATGTGCGAGAGCGGCAAGCTTGTCGGTGCCGTTAATCGCGGCCGTGGGTGGGAGATCCCGCGAACGGCTCATGCGATGTTTTATGACGCCGCACGGACCGGCGGATCGGCGGATGCCCTTAGCGGGATTGCAAAGCATAAGCGCCAAGCCGCATTGTCACGGCTTGGACTGGTGGCGGCGGCGGAGCGGTTTATCGCCGCTGCGATCCGCAGCGGCGGGTCACGGCGACAGGCGATGGCGGCGTTCTGCCGCGACGCCGATGTCAGCGTGCGCAGCATGCAGCGATGGATGAGCGATTACCGCAAAGACGGCATTGCCGGACTGATTGACGGCCGGGGAGCCGGATCAACGGGGCCGGAGATCAGCGCTGACGCCTGGAACGAATTTTTGTCGCTGTATTTGGATCTTCGCCGGCCGAGCGTTCGGCAGGTGTATGATATCGTGTGCTTTAAAAATCAGCAGCAGGGACTCCAATGGCGGATACCATCCCTTCGGCGTGTGCAGCAGATGGTCTGCGAGCGGGTGCCGAAGCCGGTACTGATACTGCACCGCGAAGGCCAGGCGGCCTACGACGAGCAGTGCGCCCCGTATATCGAGACCGATCTTGACGCGGTGGAGCCGGGGGCCGTCTGGATCGGCGATCATCACCAGTGTGACTGCTGGGTGCAGTATCGCGGGAAATGGATACGCCCCTGGCTGACGGCGTGGGAGGATATGCGGAGCCGGACGATTGTCGGCTGGAAGCTGACCGACAGCCCGAACGCCACGACGATCCTGCTGGCGTTCAGGCATGGCTGCGAGCGGTTTGGACCGCCGGAAGCGGTGAAGATTGATAACGGCAAGGATTATGATTCCGAGCTGTTTACCGGAACAACCAAACAGCGGCGGCGGCTGCAGGTGAAGCTGGATACCGAAAACGTCAGCGGTCTGTATGCATTGATGAATATCAGCGTGTCGTTTTCGATTCCCTATCACCCGCAATCGAAAGCCATCGAGCGATGGTTCGACACACTGGAAGGTCAGTTTGTCCGGACGATGCCGACGTACTGCGGCAAGGATACGCAGCGCCGGCCGGAGGATTTATTCGACTACCTCAAAACCAGCCGCGCGTTGGACGAGGCGATGGAGCTGGATGAATTCGGCGAACTGATCGGGCAGTACATTGAGGTTTACAACAATACCGCCCACAGCGGTCGCGGGATGAACCAGGCGACGCCGATGTCCGTGATGGCCTCACGCAGCGGGCGGCGGATGGTCGATGCCGATTCGCTGGGTCTGCTGTGCCAGGTCTGGACCAAGGCCAAGGTCGGCAAGAACGGCGTGACGGTGCGCGGCATTACGGGCTACGGTCAGTATGATCCGCTGCTGCATCAATACTTCGGCCGCGATGTCAGGTGCACTTATGATCCGGATGACATGGAAACGGTGCGGGTCTTTGACGCCAACACGTATCAGTATATTACCACGGCCGCACAGCAGCCGTTCGCGGGGTACCAGGTGGGCGAAGACGACATCCGCAAGCAGACGGCCGCCAAGGCCCGCGCCCGGAAGGTCGTCAAGCAATTTAAGCCAGCGGCTAAGATCGCCAACACCAGCTTGACACACCTGGCGGTCGCGGCGGCGTTGAGCCGGACGCAGCCGCCGTCCGACGAAACCACGATGCCGGCTCTACGACCGGTGGCGACGGTGATGGACGGGCAGGCGACAGTGATCGGCCGCGTCGAGCGGACCCGCCGCCTGAAACGGGCCGTGGGCGCCGAAGGTACCACGCGGGATATCGAACTGAATTTAGACATGATGCGATCGTCGCCGGCTGATGCCGAGATCGATCTGCGGCTGGGAGTTATTGAGCCGCCGAAAAAAAATATTAATCTGCGTCTTTTCGAACGATGAATGAAATCCAGAAATCGCTGGCGCAGGATGCCCAGCGGACAGAGGAACGGATGCCAAACGAGATGACACACCAGACAGCGGTAACCGTCGGCCAGCGGCTCGGCGAGTTTATGGCGGCCAGCGGCTATACGCAAAAAGAGATCGGACGCAAGCTCGGGATCAGCACCACGGCCGTCAGCCAGTTTATTAACGGCAAGTACAACGGCTCGCTGGAGCCGATTATCAACAAGGCCGTGAATTTTATGGATACCGCCGGGCGGCGGAACCGGCGGAAAAAAGGTGAGTTTGTCCAGACCACCGTGGCGCGGGCCATTTATACGGTGATCAAAAACACCGAGGGCTTTACCGATTCGGAATGCGGCATCGGTGTCATCTGCGGCGACGCCGGGCACGGCAAGAGCAAGTGCCTGCAGGAATATGTCAACGCCAATAAAAACAGCGTCTATGTGGAGCTGGACGCGACAATGAGCAGCCAGGCGATCTTTGCCGAGATCTGCCGCGCCCTGAAGATTGACAACGGCGGCGGCCTGAAGCGGCTGACCGCAACGCTGGTTGAATTTTTACGGGACCGGGAGATGACGGTGATCCTCGACGAAGCGTCTTTTCTCCGCGTCAAGCAGTTGGATCAGCTTCGGCAGATTATCGCCGTGCGCGGACGGTGCCCGCTGATCTTAGCCGGCAACGGGCAACTGCTCAAAACGATCAATGACGATTCGTCGCGGCGCGGGTACGAGGCCCTCGATCAGTTTTACAGCCGCCTGGTGCGGGTGCTGAACCTGGACGAAGAGGCGGCCGCAGGTGACGGCGGGGGACTGTACACGGCCGACGATATTCGCAAACTTTACGAGCAGGGCGGTGTGCGGCTGACCGGCGGCGGGGTTAAGACGCTGCAGCGGATCTGCCGGACGCCGCAGACGGGACGGCTGCGGACATGCAGCCGGATCTACGAGGCATTGCTGACCAGTCCGGTCATCGATGAGGGCAAGATCGACGGGTCGATTATTCTGGCGGTCATCAAGGCGCTGGGGCTGCCGATCATGCACCGGCTGCCGTATACACTGGCCGAGCTGGTCAGCGAAGAACCGGCCGAGGAACGGAAATTGAAAACAGCTTGATTAATTTTGAATTGTGAATTTTGAATGATGAATTAAATGACTGTTAAATGCTGAATAATCAACAGATAAAATTGGTTCAGATGGCCGCCAAGGGCGCCGGGCTTCGCGGGGGCAGGTACAGCCCGGACAGCCGGTACTATCTGCTGCTGGGGCAGTATAAGCAGTCCAACGGGAAACCCGTGACAAGCTGCAAGCAGCTTACCCGCGACCAGGTGGAGGATTTTCTGTCCATCTGCGAGTCGATGGGCTGGCAGCATCCGATGCACGGTCCGAACTATTATCAGAACAAGAAACGCTGGTACAGCAACGAGCGAACCAGCGGAATCAGCACGGCCCAGGCCGAGTGCATTCGGCATTTGGCCGGGGACCTGGGGATGACGGCCGAGCACCTCAAGACGTTCTGTCTGCGGATGACCAACCATCTGTATGACAGCGTGACAGTGATGAGCGCCGAATTCGCCTGGAAAATGATCGAGGCCCTCAAAGCGATGCTCGGTCGGCGGGACGGAAAACAGTATGAAACGGTGGCGGATGTGGCGGCGGCGTATGGGAAGGATGATTGACGATGGATGATGGACGAATGACGATTGACGAGCCGTTTGCAAAAAGTACATGGGAGCGAAAATGTGAAGATTGTCGGTTTTGGCTGAAAAGCCGGGAAGAACAGACGAAAGGGGAATGCAGATTTAATCCGCCGCTTGTGATGTCACAGCCGACAAAGATCGACTTTGATAACAATGTGGAAAATTACGTTGAAACTTTTTGGCCAATAACTTCAGATCATGACTGGTGCGGCCGCTATGCCTCGACATGCCCACATCAGTCAACGGGGCCAAGATAATAATGATAATTTCGGAAATTGGAAATAGGAAATCGACACTATAAAGGATGGCACGGATGGCCAAACGCATTAAAGTTACGGATGATATTTACACCATCGGCACGTTCGACCAGGCGGACGGACACCTGGGAAAACTGGCCGAACTGCAGCGGCAAAAGGAGTCGCTGGAGGCACAGGCCGACCACATGATCGTCGCCGTCAAGGACGATCTTAAACGGCAGTCGGCCCCGATCCTCGAAAAAATTAACAAGCACGTCCGGTCGCTGGAGGTGTTTTGTTCCGTCAACCGCGCCGCGTTCGGAGGCCGGCAGAGCCGCAAGATGCTTTGCGGCGTGATGGGCTGGCGGAAGAGCACGTCGATCGTCACAAAAAAAACAACCCTCGAAAAAATCAAGGACGTCTTTAAATCAAAGGCGGCCGGTTTTTTGCACGTTAAAGAATCCCCAGACAAAGACGCCCTGGCCAAGCTCACGGATGAGCAGTTGGCGGACGTCGACGCCCGGCGTGTGCTCAAGGAAGAGTTCTACGCCGAGCCGGATTTAACCCGGGCGGATACGAATGGATCGCGTTAATGTGACAACCGATGAGGCCCGGCAATGCATTGAGGTATTGAAACGGGCCGAGGCGTTTATGACGGCGGCGAACCTGGCGGCCAGGATGACGCTGCGCGGCGGCCGCGAGACACGGCGGCGGCATGTGCGGGCGATCGTCAAGCAGCTTCGCGACGACGGCCAGTGGATCGTCGCGCAGAATCCGGAGGGATACTTCCTGACCCAGGATGAATCGCTTTGGAAGGATTATCTGGAAGGACGGAAAATTGAAAGCAAGCGTGTGATCGGCGAGACGGCTCGCCGACAGAAAATGGTGACGGACCGACAAGGCCAGGGACTGTTATTTGCCCAGATGCTGGGCGTGGCCCTGGGGACCGTCGACCGCGTAAATTGTAAATGGTGAAGGGAGATTTTTGCGATGGAAACGATAAATGACGTATTGCCGAAAATTGACGAAAAGGATATCCCGCCGATGCCGCCAAAGAAGGCAGCGATGGTCAGTGATGTGCAGTTGGTGACGGTGGCCGATGATGACGCGTTAGGCATCAAGGTGTGCCGACAGATATACGACCATCAGATCGAAAGACAAATGTCGGCGGAATGCCCTCCGGAACTGGAGGGTGTTACATTCGCGGGTCTGGTTATTGCGGCGGCCCGGCTGGGAATGCGAATCGAAATTACGGACTTGAATTTTCTCCCTCTATAATAAGGATACACAATGGCGGATCGAACATCTTATTTGCAGGACATGAAAAAGGGGTACCCGGCGATTGCGGATGTACTGACATACCTCAACAGCCGGGGTCTGGAGTGGCCACTTGCGGGAAAAGAAACCCACGTTGAAGACATTTGGATGACGCTCTGGGCGATTGCCAATTTTGCCGACTTCTGCGGGGCGCTGGGCGTATATAAGGAAAGCGACACCACTTACCGCGTTCGCGGCGGGTCGTATGTTTTCGGCGGCGAGGTGAAGACCTACGCCCTGGAAGCGGCGGTCGACCCGACCGATAACGACACGACGTATATCTGGATGGACCCGGACGGCACGGTCGATGCCGCCGTGGACGGGACCGGCTGGCCGGCGACCGATCATATCAAGCTGGCGTCGATTGTCGTCGATGCCGATGGGGTGATCACGTCGATTACCGATCTACGCGGCCAGGGGCTGCTGCGAGCCCATGCGATGGAGCGGCCGGAGGTGTTTATCCTGACGGCGACGCTGACGGCCGGCAGCACCGTGGCGATCTATACCGCCGATGCCCCGTTTAAGCTGCGGGTGATCGATGCCTGGAGCGTGGCCAAGAGCGCCGACGAGGGGTCGTGGAAACTGACCGACGGGACAAATGATATTACCAACGCCGTGGCGGTGACCGCAGCGGATAAGACCGTGGACCGGGTCGGGACGATTGACGACGCCTACCACGAGATCGCGGCGGACGGATCGCTGAGCGTTGTCGGCGACGGATCCCTGGCGGACGTTGTGGTTTATATCGAATGCATTAAGGTGCTGTAACTTTACCGAAAGGAATAAAATGCGAACGGTTATACTATTTTTAATGCTGTCTGCGGCCGGGTTTGGTGCGGTTGCCGCCGGCCAGATCCATGTGCGGCAGAATCAGATGTGGCAGTCTGATGGCAATCAGGGCTTTGAAGTCTACACCCCGTACGATGGTGACCAGTGGAATTACTTTGAGCTGAAAAATATTACCAATAAGGGGCATTATCTTGCACGTCATTATATTGTGACAATCTGCGAAGGATTGAGGATTTGGCCCGAAAGGACAACCTACTGGAGTGACAGTGGAACATGGACATATAATACAGAGGTTGTTGGGGCCGCCAATGAATTAAGAAATTACAGTATTGGAAGAACAACGACTGTTGGCAACTACATGGAAGTAACCGTACCGGCCGGTTACACACACTTATATGGATATTTCCGCACCAGTACGGCACAGAGTAATGTGGGAGTCACGGTAGAAAGCGGGAGTTGTACGCTTAATCCAGGACTGACACAATACGCCGACGAAACTTACGACGGAATTTTCAACGCAGACTTAGGTTCTGCTCACGATGATGTACCAATTAACAGTTGGGGTATTCTTGGTGCGGAGGGGATGGATGATCTTTCATATGGTTCAGCCGTGATTGGATTGCCCGGCTATTTTTATACCCAAAAATTAGTGGCAACAAATTTTTCATCCGACGATGCAACGGTGATAAGATTCAAAAACATTGGAAGTGCAGAGCCGGATTATATGGAGATATTCGGGTTTGTGGCGTTAAAGCATGGTTCCTCTGCTGATCCAGACACCGGAGTTGTGGATTTAAGTATGCCTGTATACGAGGTAACAAAGGGATACAGTATTGGCTGCGGAAACATGTTTTATGTTGCTCACGATAATTTAGATACTTATTCAGCGATGGGTGAGGGACATTTTTATGCTGATAGTGCCACTGCTTACGACGGAGAACAAACAAGCCCGGTAGAGACTGTCATTTTGTCAAATGGTGATGTTTGGTGGGATGGGGCACTGTCCGGATCAATGTCGGCGTTGGCCACAAGTGATGCAGAGGTATCAGCAGACACCTATGGAATTGTTCGTAATCGCACTGCCACGTTGACTTTGGGAAATAAAGCTGGCGGTGAATCCATCTTCGAGGCAGGAACATTTGTTGCCACCACGTCATTTACTCAGGCGGGTTATGAATCTCAAGTTAGTGCTACCTTTAATGCAGCATCTGCGACAAACAATTTGGTGCTGCATTATTTAGCTGGTGGTGGTCTTGGGTGGTCGCAGTGGGCGCTGTCACGCAGCGCTGAAACAATCCAGGGAATCAATTATCACGAAGATCCTGTTGTGATAGGGACAGACTATTCCGTGCCTGCGGATATTGCTGCTGGAATCTATGATAAGTGTTCAGTAATTGCTAATGACAAACTGCTTCTTTTCGGAACTTCCGCTGAAACAATCACGGCTGCCGGGATTGTTTCAAAGATGTCACCGAGGGCTTCATACCTGACAAGAAAGTCGACGACAAAAGCGCCGACTGTATACTTGTTTATGGGCGAAGCTGACGTGGACATGGCTGATGGGGATAAAGTCGTATGGAAACAATGGCGTTTGTGCAACAAGATCAACAATATGGGGATACAAAGCTCCGGTGGAGTGTTCGGCGGAGATGGGATATTTCGGCGTTAGTCTATGAAATGAGCGAAAGAAAGGATATTATTATGAAAAAAGCTGTACTGTATTCAGGATTTGTTATTTTAATTGTGTTGTGCCTGGGGGCCGTTAGTGAGACCTCACAGATGGGGTGGTCGCCGCTGCGGTCGGCGGCAGTAACAGCAGATGACACCGCCCTGGACGGAACCACAGAGAATTACACCTTTGCCTTCGGTGATAAGCCGGCGTCGGCGATTCGCGTGCATCCCAACTGGAACAACGGCATCGTGCATTTTGCCGGGACGGACGCTGCCAATGAGACGTGTAATTACAAGCTGTATGGATGGCGTGAAAACGGTCCGGCAATGCTGATCTGCTCCGGGACGTTTACGCTTGGCGCCGCCGTTACCGGCGCGACCAATACGTTTTATGCTGACACGATCACCGTGACCGACACCTGGCCGACAACTGTCGTAACCAGCGATGCCGACGGTAATAACCGAGTCGCGTCGCTGGCCTTTGATATGATCGGCTGCTCGTGGGTGTATTTAGAGATCGATATTCCTGCTGCGAGCCAGGTGGCGTCGGCGAATGGTTATATCAGCGGTTTTTAAGTATCATTTTAATGATTATTTATGGCTGATTACTATAACATTTATCGCGGGCGTGACGGCGTAATCGATTACGAGACACCCGTTGCTACGATGACGCTGGCCGACACCGAGGTCGAAATCGAAGACCAGGATCTGCCGCCGAATTCGATCTGGCACTATGTCCGCCGCCAGGTCCGCGACGACTGCGGCCTGGAGAGCGAGGACTCGCCTGTCTGCATCGTTTATATCGATGAGCTTGGTGATATGCGGAGTGCTGCACCCAACCCGCCGACTGATCTGATCGCCGAGCTTGCGGCCGGCGGAAAAGTTCGGCTGCGGTGGCGCTACAGCTCTGTCGGCGCCGAGTGCAGTCCGGATGGGTTCGCAATATTTCAATCCACAGACGGCGTATTCAGCGAAACTCCCACGGCCCTGGTGGCCGGCGGGATTTCTCCTGGCAACGAATTCCTTTGGCTCTCGGACGCTTTGAGCGAAGGATACCTGTATCGGTTCATAATTAAAAGTTACAGCAATATTACCGGCGGGATCAGTCAGCCATCGGCGGTGGTAATTGCGGCGCCGGGCAGTACCGGTCCGCCGGCGATCGCCAACCTGATCGCGGAGGCAGACGCATGAGTGACCGGATCAATCGCCTGATCAGTGCCGAGAGAAAGCGTCCGCCCGAGCGGGCGGCCAACACGCCGTCTGTCCGGCGGGGGCAGGGAAGCGAATTGATCATTCGCAAGATGTACTGCAAAGCCGCTCCAGGGGCGGCAACGGGTATAACTTGTTATGTCAACTATGACGGGTATGATGCAGATGCCTATGCGGCTGAAACGACATATGCTGCTGGCGATATCGTCGAATCGTCCGGGACGGCCTACCGAAGCATCCAGGGGGGCAACACGGGAAACACGCCGGCCAGCTCGCCGGGGTGGTGGACGCCAATAGAAGAGATCTACGTTAATTTTTGCATCTGCGGTGGAAGCACACTTAATTCAGTGTATCCAAGATTGGAAGGGGGAAAATGGTTTTATGCGATATATAACGCGATCGAGGAGCAATGGGACGCATTTTATCCGGCCCAGGCATGTGATGAGGATTGCGAGGAATGACGTACAAGCTGCCTAAATTCAACCTGAGCACAGGCAGACTTTTGTCACGCAATGGAAAGCCAACGTGCACGTGCTGCGGGGCGGTTCCGCTTAATTGTACTTTTGGTAATTGCAACGGAAATACTCCACTAACGTTAACTGCTCGATGTTATGGATTTGCCGATGGCGATATGTGCATTGGTCCGCACAGTGGGTTATTTTGGGGTGATGAGGATTATACCGCTTATATTTCGATAACTGATAGTATAGCGGATTTACTCAATGATGAGTTAGGCGATCCAGCGGGATTTACCTTGAAACAAGTCGGAGCATGCCAATGGGAGTACACCTTTGAATTTACTCCGATTGAAATCGAGGTGACATTGGGCGTGGGTATTTCGGGTTGCGGAACGGCCTGTTGTACCTATGAAATAGGTAGCGGGTCAGTGACGGTCCTGAAGGGATCATCATGGACGCAAATAATAATTTATCTATATGCAACGGGGATTAGTGATGGCGTGGCGACGTGTTGCGAAACGGATATAATCGGTTCTCCTCTGATTGTAATTTCAAAGCTGTATACTCCCAATACAGGTGATTGTGTTGGTATAGAAGAAGCCGCCATGGAAGCATTTAATTCTTATGGAGGAGAACTTTCTGACGCTGTTTCAACTGGCACATTCTGGATTAATGAATAATGGGATGCTGCGGTAATAAACTTGTTAAAAAAAGCGTTAATATCGTTAAAGGTTTTTCTGCACTGGCGGTCGGAAAAAAATATGAGTTCACTGATTCTCGATTGGCTGCATGCCGTGCGTGCGACCGTGGTTCTCTTAAAAAAGACAGAATTACGCGGCTATTCTGTTCAGAGTGCAAATGTTTTATCGCGGCCAAGGCCCGCGTAAGAGATGAGCTATGCCCCCTGGATCGGTGGCCTGACCGTGCTGGAATATATAAAAAAGAGAGAATTTAACGCCTATTTAAAAATGTTTTAAAAGGGCGAAAAATTTATATTTTAATCTGGAGTTGTAATGACCACTACTGGCAAAGATGCCGGGGTGGTATTTGTACGCGCCGGTGTTGTGTGCCATCTTTCTGCGCAAAATGCCAACTTGCATTTCGTTCTACAGCGGTCGCTGCCGAAGTTGATTGCCGGTCTGCGTAAACTCGGAGTTCCGGCCGAATGCCTCGAATGGCACGGCCACAACGATTTCCACAAGGTTCAGGCCTGCGCCGCGGC